GCCCCGCCCCACTACCCCGGCAGCCGCCGGGAGATCATCCCGAACATCAAACGCAACAAACAAAGGAGAACGAACCATGAAAGGCATGACCAACAATCAGATCATCATGAGCGAAGCTGCGAAGCTGGACCCCGCCACCCTGCACGCCATCGCCACCGCGCACCACACCCCGGAGCAGATCGCCGCAATGGCTGCAAACGCAGTCACCACCGACGAGAACGGCGACGAACAGCCCGCCACCATCGCAGACGTTGAAATCATCCTTGCAGCGGCAGAGCTGCACACCTTCGATCACTGGAAGAAAGAAGGCAAGAGCGTCAAGAAGGGCGAAACGCATTTGATTGAATGCTACCTGTGGAAGTACACCACCCGCCCCAGCAAGGCCCAGCGGGAAGCCGCTGAAGCCGAAGGCAAGGAAGCAGCCCCCGCGCCGCATTTCTACCCCACGAAATCGCACCTGTTCAGCTGCTTGCAGGTACACGACGCAAAGCAGGCCCCCGCCGGCCGCTTCGGATCTGTCGCCGCCATTATGGAGTATAACAAAAAGCTGGCCGCAGAACGCAAGGCCGCAAAGGCAGCAGCAGAGCAGACCGCCAGCACCCCGGCCCCCATCATCACCGAAGAGCACCACGAATTGCCGGAGCTGGTGCACGTCGATCCGCTGCCCACGAAAAAGGCCAGCAAGCCCACCGCCACGAAAAAGCCCGCCCCGGATGTGCTCCGCAAGGCAGAGCGGGAAGCAAAGGCCGCTTTCCTGGCTGTCCCCGAAACCGACCGCAAGGGTCAGGCCGCCGCGCTGGATGCCTGGCGCAAGACCCGGAAGGCCGTAGAGGACGCAAAGCAGGCCCCCGCCGCCGTAGCCGCGCCGGATGAAGCGCCCGTGAAACAGCTGGACTTTGAAAGCATCGCCGCCGGGCTGCTGGCATGACCCACCACCACGAAACCGGATATTTTGGCAGGGCTGCACCGGGCAAAGCAACCCCGCCCCACTACCCCGGCAGCGCACCGGGCACGAAAAACAGAACGAAAACGAAAAGGAGTTTTTGCAATATGAAAAGAGCAACCAGCACCCCCGCCGGGCTGAACGTGAAGAAGATCACCGCCTATCTGAAAGGGCAGGCAAAAAGCCGCAACGCCGTTCGGATCACCTGCCAGAGCGGCAGCGTGTACATCATCACCGGCTATGCAGCGTTCAAGCTGCCCGCCGTCCTTTACCGGGATGTTATCCAGCCCGTGACCATGCAGGACGCACCCGCCGACGGCGTGACCATCGTTTCCAGTGATGCCGGGTTTGTGGTCAACGATCCGCACCAGCTGACCGCCGCGCAGATGTTCCAGAAGTTCAGCGCCTGCAAAGAAGAAGTCAAACGCACTTCGATCTTGCAGGAAGTCGAAGCAAAGGGCAAAGTCTGGGGCACGTTCCGAATGTTCCGCAACGGATCCCGGCCCATCATGATAAATTCGGAGTATGACGCTTTTGTGGATCATCACGAATTTGTTTACCACAGCAGCAACAGCCCGTTTACGCCCATCCTGGCAACGGACACCGTAGACCCAAAGAAGGCCGCCGTTTCCGTGCTCATTGCCCCGATGAAGGCGAACGACGAAATACAGCAGGTATGCAACCGCCTGTTTGCATGATACGAAAGGAGAACGAAATCATGAAGAAGTTTGACAACATCTTTGAACAGGCCCGCGAGATCATCCGCCAGCAGTGGACACTGCAAGACCTGCGCCGGGAAGCCCAGTGCACCGGCAGGCCCGAAGAGGTCCGCCAGCAGATCGCCGCCGCCCGGCTCCGCCTCATTTGCGCCCGCCGCGGCTACCAGCTCAACGCCTGACACGAAACCGGATGCCCTGGCAGGGCCGCACCGGACAAAGCGGCCCCGCCCCACCGCCCAGCATTCCGCCGGGCATATCACGAAACACGAAAAGAGGTTTACACCATGACCACCCCCAACGATGCCCTGGACTTCTACCCCACGCCGGACAGTCTGGCCTTTGATATGGTCTTTTCCCTGCGGGAAGTAAAATCCGGGTTCACCACCTACCCGAAACCCATCCTTGAACCGTCCGCCGGTGATGGAGCACTTGCGCGTCAGGTCCACGCTCTGGCGTTCAACGTCCACCACGACCACAAGACCGGCGAGGTTGACCGCTACGACAAGGAAAAGGCGCGAAGCGCAGAGCTTGACTGCATCGAGCTTTCCAGCGACTTCCGCGCCGTGCTGAAGAAAGACGGTTTCCGGGTGGTGCACGATAATTTCTTGACCTTCCGGCCCACCACGAAATACGCCGCAATCGTCATGAATCCGCCTTTCTCCGCTGGTGCCGCGCACCTGCTCAAAGCGCTGGACGTCATGCAGGACGGCGGCAAGGTGCGGTGCCTGCTGAACGCCGAAACCCTGCGCAACCCCTGCACCAACGAACGGAAAGAGCTGGCCGCAAAGTTGGAAGAGCTGCACGCCACGGTAAAATACATCCCGGATGCTTTCAAGAACGCCCGCCGGGCTGCCCGTGTTGAGGTAGCGCTTGTATCGGTGGACATTCCCGACCGGGAGCCGGTGAGCCGGATCCGGCTGGATCTGAAAAACGAAACCGCAGAGCGTTTGAAAGAAAACCCGGAGTTTGCCGCCCTGGTATCTTCCGACCCCATCACGGCAGCCATTGAGCGGTACAACGCCGCCGCAGAGGGTGTGCGCCGGATCTATGAAGAGTACAACGGGATCAAGTCCCTGTTCTCCTCTGCCGGCGCTGGTAAGAAAGAAAACCCCGTGATGGCTTTCACGAAATCTTATAACGACGCTATCCGGGAACTGCGCGGGATGTACTGGAAACAGCTGTTTGAAATGCCGCAGCTGTTCGATGCGATGACCTACGAAATGCAGCAGGATTACCAGAAGCGAATCAAAGAGCTTGAAGGCTACGACTTCAGCGCGTACAACATTCTGACCGTCCGGGAAGAAATTTCACGAAATCTTCTTTCCAGCATCGACCACGAAATTATAAAGCTGTTCGACGACTGGACGAACCTGCATTATAACGACGAGTACAGCAAGAACGTGCATTATTACAACGGCTGGTGCACGAACTCCGCGTACAAGATCAACCGCAAGGTGATTTTCCGCTGCAACGCCTTTGATACATACGATGGGCGTTTCTGCCCCCGGTACAACGCAACAGGCCATGTTGCCCAGATCGAGCGGGTGCTGCACTTCTTGGACACGAACGGCAAGCCCTACAATGGAGACGAACTCCGCGCCGTCCTGGATTCCGCCGAAAAGAGCGGCCAGACCCAGAAGATCCAGCTGCACTATTTCACCGCCACGTTTTACAAGAAAGGCACCTGCCACATCGAGTTTACGAACACGGACGTTTTGAAGTCCTTCAACCTCTACGCCGGACAGCGCAAAGGCTGGCTGCCGCCCACCTACGGCAAAAAGAGCTATCACGATATGGCCGCCGCAGACCGCCGGGTGGTTGACAGCTACGAGGGGGAGGCCAGCTACACCGACACCCTCACCCGGCACCTGATCCCCACGCAGAGCACATTCTTACAGCTGAACGCTTAACACAGAACCGGATATTTTGGCAGGGCTGCACCGGGCAAAGCAACCCCGCCCCATCTTCCCGACATTTACGTCTGGAACATCACGAAACGGAAAGGAGGTGTTTTCATGGTTCGATGTTGGATATACTCCGCTGGGCCGGATCAATGCCAATGCTACAACGTGGATGACGAAAACTTGGCTGATCTGGCAGCGCAGGCGCAATTCCTAGAGGACTTCCGTGCCCAGCGTGCAGCAAACCCGGCTTTATACCGGCAGCTGCTTAATATGCTGGTTCCCGCCGCCGATGCCATTCCCATGCGCAACTATACCGGCCTGCCGTTCTGACAGCCAGCCCCGGCAGCCCGCCGGGGTTATTCTTGCATCCCGTCACGAAATCTTGTTCTAATTTATTGCTTTTATTTGCGTTTTGCTCTATCATGACAGTAACGAAACACGAAAAGGAGGTTTCCCGTTATGACTATGATTCCCGCCTTCGGCCCCTGGACAGAGCATCCCGCAGACACTGACGAAGAAAAGCGCCTTGCCAGCGCCCAGCAGAGCAAGACCAGCCCGCTTTCTGTGGACAAGGAACACGAAACCGGGGTTTTCTATGGATCCGGCAAAGAGCCGTACCAGACCAGCCTTGCAAGCCGCACCTGCAACGATTTTGTAAAGTGCAAAAAGCCCTGCAAGCACATTTTCCGGCTGGCTATGGAGCTTGGTATCATTGACGCGGCCTATAAGACGGGCCGCAGCACCGGCGAACGAAACGAGGCGCAGATCAGCTTTGCAGACAGTGTTGCTCTGGTGGAGCAGCTTTCCGACGCGGCACAGAACGCAATCAAAGATATGCTGTATTACACCAGTGAGCGCATCGACGACCGCCAGAATCCCATCACCTGTCACGATCTGGATCTCGTGCCGGAGCTGCGCACGTCGCCCCTGCTGCACGAAAATCCGTACCCGCTGGAAGAAGTGCTGAACGATCTGCCAAAGCCCTTTGTTGTGCAGCTGCTGGATCTGGTGCACCGGGAAGGCAAGCCGAAACGAAATGCAGCCAAAACCGTAATGGCTGCATGGCTGGTGCAGAACGCACCCATGCTGGCAAAAGAGATGCCCCCTTGTGCATCCTTCTCTTTCGTGGAGGTGTTCGACAAAGCCCAGCGCGACGTTTACAAGTACCTGCACCGCAAGTACGACACGGAAACGGACTGGTACACCGGCGCAGAGTATCCCGCCGGGGCTGTTCCTGCGGCAGACGGTTCTGCTTACTACTTCCCAGAGGACAGAGTTACCGATGCCCTCACGAAACGCGGTTTCAATCGCTGCCTGAATGGGTACACCCCCACGAAATCGAAATCCTGACAACGAAACTTCATCTTTTTCTGCTAAAGATGATATTTCGGCATATTTAACCCGCCTTTTTGATACAAAACCTACAATTTAGGGGCTTAACTGCCCAGAAGGAGGCATTTCTACGAAAGATGCAGAGTTTTTCGCACCTTGGCGGCTGGTTGCAGCCTTTGCCGATGGTTCACGGCTCTTGTTCGACGGATTGACCGAAGAACAGGCACGGGAAGCGATGGAAGCCGCCCAGGAGCAGCACGGAGACATTGGTTACTGGAACCGGGTCACGGATCAGAACTATGAGGACGGCAGATACTACAAAACCATCCCCGAACCGCCCTGCGTGAACGTCGTTGACTTCACCGGTTACGATGGGCCGCTCGACGAAAACGGTTTTCCTGTCGGCCTGATGGACGAAATCGCCCAGAACGCCAAAGGGGAAGGCTGGGATCCCAACGAACCGCAGATCATCCTCAAGCGCAACGCACCCAACGAAAAGGAGGACAAGCAATGAGTCACATTCTCCCGGAAGCTCAATCGGTTATTGACCAACTGAAGCACGACTTTGTAAAAAGCTGCACCCCTGCCGTGGAGCAATTCCAGCTGGATCAGAACGTACAGCAGGCGGAAGCTGCCGTGAAGCTAAAATATTGCATGATGCACGGTCTTTCTCCTGATGAAGTCACCGTGTCCAGCAGCGAAGACGAACACGGAGTTCGTACCTTCACCATCACCGAAACCCCATCCACGCAAATGGTTGGCATAACCTTTACCGTCCCCACAGAGTAACGAAAAGCCCGCCGGGTCGATAACCTGACGGGCTTTCTCAATTTTATGCTTGTTCTCCCAAGATTATTTTCTGCATTTCCTTCTCGGTCTTCCAGATCAGCGGGTATGCAACCTCTGTGCATTCCCACCCATCCGGCGTTCCCTCGTCCTCGTCAAACACGAACTGCAAATAAGCATGAGGGTTTTCATCGTCTTCATCCGGGATAAGTGCGCTTACGCTGTTAAAGCACGGCACCCCCTTGAAGCTGTACGTCGCAGGGTGTTCCTCGTCAGCCGGGCGCATCATGCTCTCTGCGATGCTTTGCAGAATCGGCCCACGTTCGAGAACCTGCTTTTTTGTGATCGTACACCTCGGATTGTCACACCATTTGCACATAAATTTGCCCTCCAAAATTTCAGATTTCACAAAACCCGGCAGGCCGCACAGCCCGCCGGGTATTTCTTGCCAACTTTTCCACATTTCAGGGTAGTCGTGTTTGTTTTTCTGCGCCGGGTGGACACAATTTGCGGAAGCGCATTTGCGTGAGGCCCCGACGGTCGATCTCCCCTATAGGAGAATATCGCCCTCAAGCCACGCATCTGCCCTTGTCAGGGTCTCGCGCACGTTATACGCGCGTGATAATAAGGCGTGGCACTCTGGCAGCCGTTCCACACCTCGGCCAAAGGCCAGCAAAGCCACATTCCGAAGCCGTTTCAAGTGCTGGATGCTGTATCCCGCATCGACCTGCACTTCTGCCCATTTTTTGTGGTCGATGTAGTATTCTGTCAGGATCAGATTGTGGACACTGTCCAGGCGGTCAATTTGTCCCCGGATCAAAGCCTCGTCGGACTTCAAAAGAGCCTGCTGGCGTTCCAGACTGCGCAGCCTGTCGCCAATGCCCAGATCATCCATCTTGCAGGCCATCGCCGCGGTGCTGTCCCCGGGCCGCCCGCCGCCGGGCATACCGTCCATGTTGATGCCTTTCAGGGTGTCCACTTCGTCGTCCAGAGCGGCACACTGGCGGCGGATGATCGAAAGCCGACGTGGAATGTCTGCGCAGTATTTCAGAATTGCTTCCGCCTCGTGTGTCTTCATGCTCTGCCTCCCGAAAAATCAAAATTCAGTGCCAAAGATGGGGCCTTGCCCGTTTACCCGCTCAACCATAGCCCCCACGCCGTAGATGTCCTCCACCACACGGCGCAGCTTTTCGTAAGCTACCATCTCGCCGTCCTCGGACCATCCAAGGAACTGCTCGAAGTTGGAGCGGGTCTCCTGCATGACAGCGGCGATCTGCTCCACGGTATAGCTCATGTCGTGCAGGGCTTCCACGCAATACCGGGCCACCATGTCGGCAGCGTCCCGGCGTTCGGCAAGGATTTCCCGCTCATTGGCCGTCTTGCCCAGCTTGCCCGCCGGGAGTAAGAACCGCTCAACCATCAGCGGCGTGGTGCGGTCTTCCAGCGCAATGCGGGCTTTCCGCGCCCCTCGTTTGTCCCGATCCAGCGTGTACCGTTCCGCCGCATTGTTCATCTTGACGGTCAGCACAGCCGCCTTTCCTGCATCAAAATCCAGAATGTCGTGTGCCGCTGCCACAAAGCAGTATGACACGACCTGTCCGATAGCTTCCCGGTTCAGCGATGCCGCCGTTTTGGTGCGGCCAAGGTTGATCTGCCGATTTACCGCGTTCTGGATGCTCTGCCGATAGTACGACGGCACTCTTGCTCTGCTTTTGCCCATGATGATTCCTTTCCCGCCTGTTCAGCCAGACGTTTCCATTCTTTGATCTCGTTTTTCGTGTCCGGGGTGATGATCTCCCGGAACACATAGCCCCGCGGCTCTGCAATCAGGTCAACAAACAACCTGCGGCGGTAGATGTAATCCCTCTGCGCCCGCCGGGTGAATTTCGACTTGATTTCCACCACCTCCACCGTGCCGTCGGCGTATTCCAGCACATAATCCGCCGTATACCTTGCCGCCGGGAGATGGACAGCGCAGAAATCCTTTGCTGGCAGCAAAGGAAAGGTA